CATGCAGCGCGACCCCTCGTATATCCGCACGCTGGAGAACCTGCCGGAGCATCTTCGGCGCGCCCACCTCGACGGCGACTGGGATGTGCTGGCGGGCCAGTATTTTGCGGAGTTTAGCAGGGAGCGGCATGTGGTATCCCCCTTCCCCATTCCCGCGTGGTGGCGGCGCTTCATGGCCATGGACTGGGGGTATAACGACCCCTGCGCCGTGCTGTGGTTCGCGGTATCCCCCGAGGGCCGCGTGTTCGTGACGCGGGAGCTTTATGAGCGGCGGGTGCTGGCCCGCGATATGGCGGCGCGCATCAAGCAGATCAATGCGGAAGCGCCCCCCGCCTACTGCATGGCCTCGCCCGACGCCTGGCAAAAACGCGGGCTTTCGGATATCGAGGGGGAAAGCATCGCCGAGACCTTTCTGTCGAATGGCGTCCCGCTCCTCAAGGCCGACAACGCCCGTATCGCCGGCTGGCAGCGCGTGCGCGAGTATTTTAGCGACGCGGAGGACTGCCTGCCAAGGCTTCGGATCTTTTCAAGCTGCACCAACCTCATACGAACATTGCCGATGCTGGTGTACGACCAGCATGATACGGAGGATGTGAGCGCGGCTTGCGAGGATCATGCGCCGGAGGCGCTGCGCTACGGGCTGATGTCGCGGCCGGTAAGGCCGCTTGCGCCCGCTGAACCGAAGCGCAAAAGAGCCTATGACCCCTTTGCCGCCAGCGCGCCGCCGGGCGATGGCTTTTGGGCCCTGTAACGAATGAACCTTAGGAGGAAACATGAACAAACACAATGGAACGGAGGACAAGCGGCGCCTAAAGGAGCGCGCATACGCGCTGTTTCGGGAATTCCGCAGCGCCTATGCGGCCGAGTGGCAGCGGCTCGAGGGCTGCGAGCGCATGTACCGCGCGGATCACTGGTACGATGTGCCGCAGGGCGACCGCAACGAGCCAAGGCCCGTAACGCCCGTGATACAGTCCACGATCGAGAACATCCAGGCCGAGCTCATGGATCGCGTGCCGGAGGCCGTCATCGCGCCGGAGGGGCCGGAGGATGCGGAGGTGGCCGCGGTGATCGAGGCGATTATCCGCCAGAACCACGACGCCGCCTGCTATGCCAAGGAGTACCGCAAGGTCATACATGACCTGCTGGTGGGCGGCTATGCCGTGCAGGAGGTGGGCTACGACACGTCTGCCAGCGGCGGCCTCGGCGGCGCGTTTATACGGCATGTGGACGCGAGGAGCATACTCTTTGACCCCCTGGCGACAGACATGCAGGAGGGGCGGGCGGTGTTTAAGATATCGCTTCGAACCCGCGAGTACCTAGAGGCGCACTACCCGGCCGCCGCGCCCTTTTTGGAGGGCGACAGCTTCGGCACGCCCGATGCGGTGGAGGATAGCATCCTCAGGGGCGACCGGCGGGATTCGCTGCTGATGATCGAATACTGGTGGCGCGAGTACGACGCGGAAACCGACCGCTGCAGCGTCCACATGGCGCAGCTCGCCGGCGGCGCGGTGCTGGCCGACAGCCGCGACTATAAGCCGGAGGGCTATTTTGACCACGGGCAGTACCCCTTTGTGCTGACGCCGCTGTTTGTCCGGAAAGGCAGCTGTCTTGGCTACGGCATCGTGGATATGTTCAAGACCCAGCAGCTCTATTCGGATAAGCTCGACCAGATCGTCCTCAAGAACGCCCTGATGGCTTCCCACAACAAGCTGTTGGTGACGGAGGCCTCTGGCTTTGACACGGAGGACCTAAGGGACTGGTCCAAGGAGGTGCACCGCGGCGAGAGCCTTAACGGCGTCACCTGGTTTTCAACGCCCCCGCTGCCCGCCTACATTATCGGTTACATCGAAAACATCCGCGAGGGCATCAAGCAGGAGAGCGGCGCGAACGATTTTTCCCGGGGCATGCCCACGGGCGGCATCACCGCCGCAAGCGCGATATCCGCCCTGCAGGAGATGAGCAACAAGCGCTCCCGCACGATCTCGCGCATATTGCACGAGGCCTTCCGCGACGCCGTGCGCCTGGAGATACAGGTGGAGCGCGAGTTCAATTTCTTTACGCGGCAGGTGAGCGTGACCATCGAGGGCGAAACGCGGCGCATGGACTTTGAAAGCGCCATGCTGGTGAACTTTTTGCCCGGGCAGGTGGCCATACCCATCGAGTTTTTGATCACCATCAAGGCGCAGCAGGAGTCTAAATCGACCGCCGCCAGCCAGAACGAGCTGGTGCTTAGGATGCTGCAAAGCGGCGTGATGCGCCCCGAGCAGGCGGTGGAGCTGATGGTATTTGACGGCAAGGAGCAGTTGCTCAAGCAACTGAAAGAATCAAACGATCAGGCGGCGCGGCCCGCGCCGCAGGGAGGAAAGCAATGAAGAGGAAACAAAACACGATCGAACAGGCGATCAGCGCGCCCGTTTCTGCGCCGGCACCGGCGCCGGGCGCGGCGGAAGACGACGCGCTGCTGCCGCTTGTCAACGAGCTGTACGCGCTGATGCAAAGCGGCGAGGCCCCCGAGGGCTTTGACCTGGAGAGCGCCTGCCAGGATGAGCAGTTCGTTATGCTCCTGGATGAGTTTGGCGTGCCGGCCGCGGCCCGCATCTGGGCGGCGGAAACGCGCGCCGAGGAGGCGGAAAAAAACGCCATGACGCGCGTGAACCAGCAGGTGCAGACCAGAAAGGGCCTGCCCCGCCCGCTGAGCGGCGGCGGCTTCGCTTCGCCAAAGCCCGACTATGCCAATATGGACGAGGCGACCTTCCGCAAGCTTTCGCAGGAGCTTAAGCGCTCCGCGCGCGATGGCAAGCGGGTACAACTCTAACTTGATACGGAGGAAGATACGATATGAGTACAACCCAGACGACGCTGAACACCGCGTCCGGCACGTGGTTTAACAAGGACTATTACGACCGTGAGCTGCTTGAGACCGCCAAGACCAAGCTCGTGCACGCGAACTTCGGCCAGAAGCGCGGCATCCCCAAGCATTCCGGCAAGCGCGCGGAGTTTCGGCGCTACGAGCTGTTTACGCCCGACAAGCAGGCGCTCGAGCTCGAGGAAGGCGTCACCCCCGACGGCCAGAGCCTCTCGCAGTCCCATGTGGAGGCCGAGGTCAAGCAGTACGGCGCGTATGTCGAAGTGAGCGACCTGTTGGACCTGACCGCCTACGACGATGTGCTGAGGGACTCCGCAGACCTGCTCGGCGAGCAGCTTGGCACGGTGATCGAGTGGGTCACGCGCGATGAGATCTGCGCTGGCAAAAACGTGCAGTACGCCGGCGGCAAAACGAACCGCCTGGCGCTCACGGGCGGTGACAAGTTGACCGTAACGGAGATACGCAAGGCTGTGCGGACGCTCAAAAAGGCCAAGGCGCGCATGTTCCACACCGGCGCGGACGGCGCCACCAGCCGTAAGCCGCACTTTGTGTGCATCTGCTCGCCGGACGCGACCTACGACTTGCAGAGCGATGAGCTTTGGCAGGATGTTTCCAAGTACAGCGACGCCGAGCAGATCTATTCCGGCGAGATCGGCCGCCTCTTTGGCGTGGTGTTTGTGGAATCCACCGAGGCCAAGGTGTTTTTCCAGAGCGTCTATACCACGGTGGAAAGCCACAGCGCCGGCAGCGCAACGCTGACCCTTGCCGCGATGAGCGATGCCGCGGCGGCCTACCTCACGGCCGGCGCCAAGATCAAGATCGGCGGCACCGAGTATACCGTGGCCTCCGCCGACCAGGCGAGCCGGCAGGTGACGCTTAGCCAGGCGGTCGCAAGCGCCCTCGCGGCGGGCGCCATCGTGTACAGCGAAGATGCCGGGGCGGTCGATGAGGCGAGCAAAAAGGCGCTGGATGTACACGCCACGCTGGTATTTGGCGCGGACGCCTATGGCGTGATCGACGTGGCTGGCAGCGGCGTGATGCAGACCATCGTGAAGCCCTGCGGCAGCGGCGGCCCCGCCGACCCGCTTGACCAGCGGGCCACGGTGGGCGCAAAGGTTGCCGCCTATACGGCCGCCATCCTGAACGATCTTTGGATCGTGCGGATCGAGCACGCCGTAACGGCCTGAACGATTCGGAGCTAGAGCCACATAGTATGCGCGCGGGCGGGGCCTTCTTGTTCCGCCCGCGCCAAGAAGGAGAGAAAACAGTATGCAGTATATTACGGAAGAACAGATCGATCGCGTGGCGTCCGAAACCTGCCTGGCGCTCAGTAAGGAGCCAAAGGTTACGGTCACCATCCGTCAGGCGAACGGCCGCCCCTATTGGGAGGGCGGCATTAACGGGCATTTTTTCCGCATTAAGGCGGATACGCCCGTCGAGGTGCCAAGGAGCCTCGCGCTGCTGATTGCGCAGTCCGGCAAGGCGCGCATAGAGAGCGAGCAGCGCGTACAGGCCTACCGGAAAACCGGCGGCAAAAAGGTGCTGTGAGGGGGTATGCGGCATGACCTTGCAGGAGATTTTGACCGGCGCCCTGCAGCAGCTCGACCGCGGTACCGACGCGCAGACCGTCGAACTGTGGCGCGACAAATTGACCGCCTTCGTCAACGACGCGATCGTCGATCTGGCGAACGAGTTCGCGCTCAGGCGGACGGACAGGGCGAGCCTGAAGGAGGGGCGCATCGACCTTGGCGAACTGCCGCGGGACTGCGTCAAAGTGCTGGCGCTGTACATCAGGGGAAAGCGCTGGCCCTTTTACTACGGCGGCGGCAGCGCAGAAATATTCGTGCCCGGCGCGCCGGATGGCGAAGTGGAGATATGCTACCGCTACGTGCCCTTGCGGGTATCGGCCGATACGGACGTGCCGGACATCCCCGAGCGGGCGCAGGGCCTCTTGGCGCTGTACGCCGTAGGCAGGGAGCGCGCGGCGGGCGATAGCACATCCATGTCCGCCGCGCGGGCTTGCTTTGAGCTGTATAACGCGGGCAAGCGAAATCTTAGAAGACACGTAGGGGAACAGGATGCCTACACCATTGAGAACCGCTATTAGAGAGGAGGGTTGTGTATGGCATGGCAATGCTACCGCCTGAAGCAATTCAGCGGCATCAACCAGGCGGCGAGCGAAAACATGATCGACCCAGGGGAGAGCCCGGACGCGCGCAACATGGATACCGCGGACGGCCGCCTTTCGGTGGCGCGGGGCTATGTGCGCCACAGTGACGCGGCGCTGGATACGCCAGCGGGCTATGACCGCCTCTACATATGGAACAAGGCGGGCGGCCGCGTGTTCCTGGCGGCGGGCCAAACGGGAATCATGGCGCTGCACGAGGGGGCGCAGGCCTGGCGGAATATCCATAGCTATGAGGCGACGCAGCAGGGGGCAAGTTTTGATTTTCAGAACCTCAAGCTTGGCAGCACGGAGTACCTGGTCGCCGCAAACGGCGCTTCGCAGCTCATCAAGTGGGATGGCGGCGAGCAGACGCGGGCGGAACTGTTTGGCAGCGCGGAAAAGCTCTCCGCAGAGCCGGTCAGTTATCTGGAGCTGTACTATAACCGCCTGTTTTCCGCCGGCGATGCCGAGCATCCCTGCCGCCTGTACTGGAGCTGCGCGCCGGGGGATTCGCGGACGCTCGAGGACTGGTCCTCCGCCGAGGAGAGCGAAAATGTATCGGGCGGGCATGTGGAGGTCGGCACGGACTCGGACCCTATCACGGGGCTGTTTGCGCTGAGCAACCAGCTGCTCATATTCAAGCGCGACTCGCTGTACCGCCTCCTCGGAGACCGGCCCTCCAACTACCGCATCTGCCCGCTGAACGCGGCCATGCGGGGGCCGGGGCCCATGGCCTGCGTGCGCTATGGCGATGTGCTGTACTTTTTGACCGACGCGGGGCTGTATTACTTCGACGGGCAAACCGTGCATTTAAGCCACGGGGCCAACAAGGTGCGGGATTTTCTCGCCACGGCGGCGCTTGGCGGCTGCCAGGCGGCGGCCTGCCGCGACAAGCTGTACTTTGCGCTCAGAACCAACCCCGCAGCCCCGGCAAACGACACGCTGCTGGTATTTGACCTTGTGCGTGGCAGCTACATGCTGCGCGATGGCTTTACGGTGCGTGGCCTCTCAGCCTCGGACGGCACGCTCTACATACTCGACGGCGCGGGCCGCGTATGCCGCTTTGACGAGGGCGACAGCTACGATGGCGCGGAGATTGCGGCCTACTGGCACACGCCGCTGACGGACATGGACAGCAAGAGCACCGTCAAGCAGCTCAAGGAGCTCTACCTGCGCGGCAGCGGCGGCGTGCTCTGCGTGAGCGCGGAAACGGGCGGGGATACCGTGTTTTATGAGCGGATTATGCCCGGCAGCAACGGGGATGTGATAGAAGCGCCGCTCACGGCGCTTGGCCGCGCGTTTCGCCTGAGGCTCTCGAATGTCGGGGGCTCGCGCTTTACGGTGGATGGTGGCCTGGAGCTGCTGCTGGATGTGCAGCGCCGCGCACTGTAAGCGAAACCGTATAAAGGAGAAGAACGATGGCATATGAACCAACCGGCGTTATGACGATGTTTCCGGTATACCTGGCGCGGCTGAAGGCCGAGGGGGAATCGCGCGAGGCATTCGACATCGGCATAGCGCAGAATGAAGCAAACCTGAACCAGAACTTCGAAACCATCTTTCAAAAGCTGATGGAGATCGAAGCCTGTTTAGCGGGTTTAGAATGATGGAGGAAATACGATGGCAAGTTTAATGAACGTTGCCGGACGCACGGGCGCCGCGCTTGGCACGCAGCTGTTTCCGATCCAGGCCAAGGGCTCGGCGGCGAGCGTACTGGGCCTTGGCGGAACATCCGGCGGCAATGGCGGCGGCCAGCAGGCAGGCGGTGCCAAGCAGGCGCAGCCATCCGACCAGGAGGTGCTAAACGGCTATGTGGACACCCTCTACGCCGCGTACCGTCCCAGTCCGCTGGTCTATGAGGCCGCGTCCGAAAGCGAGTTGTTGGCTAAGATTGAGGCCTGGCTTAGGCCTAGCTACGAGCGGGCTATACTGAACCGGCAGGCGAGCACCCTGAACTACCGCGCCGAGCTGGATGCGGACGCGATTTCGCGCGGCATGGGCGCCAGCAGCTATGTGACGGACGTAAAAAGCCGTCAGCTTGGGCAGGAGGCGGCGGATATCGCGATGCTCAACAGCGAGTATGGCGCGACGCTGGCAAAAACGCTGAGCGGGCAGATGGCCGAGGAGCGCGAGCGCGCCTTTGAGACCGCCAAGGCCAACCAGCAGAACGACTACAGCGCGTATATGCGCGCCTACGATGCGGCGCTCTCGCTCTTTAGCGCGTATAAGGCCAAGCGCGCTTCCGGCGGCAGCGGGGGCGGCTCCGGCGGCGGCACTGGCAGCAGCAGTGCGGTCACGGCGACCTCGCCCGAAAACTGCGAGGCATTTTTAGGGATGCTCACGCCCGCTGAGCGGATCAACATTTTCGCGGGAACGACCGCCAGGGACAGGCAGTACAAGAGCGAGCTGATTGCCTCGGTAGGCCTTAGCGGATACTACCGCCTCATGGGCAAGTACACAAAATAGGCGCGGGCGCATCGCCCGCCGGACGGGCGGTGCAGCGCGCAGGGAGCGGCGGCGGTCATCTGGCCGCCCTCGCTCATCAACGGAAAACGGGAGTTTTCCCATATCTTCGCAGACCGCCCTCGCGGCTTGTATGGCCGCTCTGGCGGCGGGAAGCAAAAAAAGTGGCATTGTCGCTTTTTTTGCGGATAGGAGTCTGATATAATACATACCAACAACAAATCGATCATATGGAGGGCCGCTTAGTGCTTCACATCATATGGAACCCCGTTGCGGGCAACGGCAAGGCAATGCAGACCTTTTCTGTCGTGGAGGAGGTGCTAAAGGCGCGCGGTATACCCTATGCGGCAAGCCGCAGCGAATTCCCCGGGCATGCGGTGGCGCTGGCGAAGGACGCCGTAAAGGACGGCTGCTC